CAAGACTGTGTTCTTCCCTTACGTAAATTCTGCGCCATTACGGATGTTAGCTTTCCGCATGAACACTGGCACCTCCCATACATTTCTTGCCTCCCGTGGACTTTAGTTTTTTCTAACACCGTAAGTCGCCCGAGCCATTTCCCAGTTACATCAATGAGTTTGGGCATAACATCCTCCATAACCTAAAGGATATTATACTATTGTATTCTTTATGTCCAACCAATTGCCGAAATAGTCTTTATTTGTCGACGAGCTTGTATAAGCTTTCCATCACCGCCGCTATGTAAATGTAACATCAGGTACTGAAGCGCCTCGGCTACGTGGGAGTGTTTATTCTTGTCGATATCCCCATCGCCTCGAGGTTTGTACCGGTAGCCGCCCATCATGGCGGCTTTCAGCTGGGTGCATCGAGGATCTACAAGAAACCCGGGGTCGCCATCGACCTGACGCATGAGGTATTCATCCACTGCGTTAATGCGTGCCGACACGTTGTTGGTTTTAGCCGGTATAACCTTAAGCCCTTCATCTTTAATAATATCTACCGCACTTCGCTCGTCAGTTTGCGCCCGCTGAATTCCCGCCGGGTCGGTTACAACCATTACCGGTATACCCGGAAACCTTTCGTAGAGCAGCGGCTTAAGTAAAGTTCTTACAAACCGCTGCACGCCCATGTCGAACGATACACACTCGTCGAGTATCAGTGCGCGTCCACGCGGGTCTTGCTGGCCAATAACGGCAGCCGGGGTCAATCCCAAGTCCATCCCAATCACAATAGGTCTTACCCCGTTCGATATGGGTCTCAGGGTATTTTTAGCCATGTGATAGTCAGGCCGGAAATACTTGTATACCGGCATACCAGCCGACGAGAGGCCATATTCACCGTCAATGTAGACCCGAACGTACTCGTCAGACCGACCCTGGGTGTCATAGTACCCATCAGGCAGATTCTCAATGTTCTCCGCGTACGGACAACGTCCGGACGGCTGTTTGAACACATGCCACCCGTTCTCGTTAGGCGAGACGCCATCGACGGGACTTAGCCCCTCTAGCTGGTAATACCACCATGTGTCCATGGTCGGCGGGTTGGTATCTCCCCACATCCCATGCCATGTAGGTCCGCCGTCTTTGGCTGACGGAAAACGCCCAACGCGCTTTGACATCGCATCGACTATATCCGGATGGATATCCCTGCACTCGTTGAACCAAGCAAACGACAACTCGAGGGAGTTCAGGTTAGCCACGTCATCAGAGTCATCGAGTGCCCTAAACATAATCTCGCACTCTACGTCCCCGACTTTGAAGAAGTACGTCTTGGTCGTCCGCATGTACTCGCCGCACTGCCCCGGCGGGAACCAATCCAAAAACGTTTTAATCGTCGTATCCTGCAACTGTCTTGCAGTCTCACGCACGATGGCCGCCCGTGTGCGGCGTCTGCCCTGCTTGTCAGGGTCTTGCATGCTGGCTCTGCGGATAATCTCAAACGAGCAACCCACGCTCTTGCCTGAACCGACAGGACCCATGAGCACGCGCATCCGCGCGTCCGACTCCATGAATTTCTTCACCGTAGCCGGTGGCGTGTAGTTAATTTCAAGCGACATTTGTGGATGTCCGAGGTGCGTCCTCGACTAGCAAAACTACAAAATTACGGACTTTCTTGCCGTTCTTTTTGCCCTTGGTTATGCGCGTCAGAAACGAAACACCCGCATGTTTAAGCGCCAAGGAGAAGTTGTGGTACTCCACAGAATTATCGAACACAGCGGCTTCGTAGCCGTCAAACGTGGTGTGGAAGCGTCTGCTCAGATTCGTAGGTAGCGTCGTCAAATGACTCCTCCGTGGGCACGTCGATAACCCTTGCATCCTCCGGCTTGTTGCCGAGATTAATAGTAATTTTCACTCCGCCCCCTGCCTGCTCCTGCGGCAAATCCTTAGGCTCAAGCCCCGCCCACTTGACGGTCGACTTGATGAGGTCGGCCTTGACAGCAGGCGAAACAGCGGGATCGTGAATGAGAAGCCAGGAAGTAGTGAGCAGTTCTTCAGCCTGTGCCCTGGCTTTGAGTTTGAACGTAATCCCCTTCTCACGCACTTCCGTGCGGAAATGGTCCACTTTCTTGAGAAATACGGGGTCGGCGTTGAATTGCAGCAGATCAGAAGTAGAAATCTTATGCCGCTGCATGATGTCAGACAGGGGTTCGCCGCTGCCTTCAAGCGTCAAGGCAACGTCCAAAGCTAGGCGGTCTGACCACTGAGTAGGTCTCAGAGGATGAAAATCCATAACTTATCCTACCGTAACTTTTTGCGAGGGTTCAACTTTTTTGCTTTGGGTCGATTTTTCTTGTGCTCCTGCCAGTGATGAATCCTGTGGCAGTTGGAGCAAAGCGGTATGCACTTGGACTCGGCTTCTTTGATTGCGGCGGAGACATTGTTATTGATTACCGCAAGGCGATTCACCGACTGCTTGTTTTTGCGAATGACATGGTGAAAGTCGATGACAGCTGGGTGGCTATAGCCACAATGGGAACAAGCCTTGCTTGTCTTATACGCCTCCCATTCGTCCCGTTTACGCCTTCGATTCTTGCGGATTGTCCGAAGAGCCGCTTCGCGGTTTTTCAAATACCTCTTTCGTGAGTAGGCTTTCTGCCGTACTCGGGCAAGTTCTTTGTCTTTAAGCGGTGGCATCCGCTTTATTCCATCGTGGTCAGCATCTGCTGAAGTAGATGCGCCAGTCGGTCGACCAAAGCCTCGTCTTCGGAAAGAGTGTAGTAGCCGGCAATGTCGAGGACAGCGTGGGTTGCTTCGTGCATGAAGACTTGCTGGCGGTTGGTGCCCTTAAGAGTGGACAGCAACTCTATCGTGTAAGTGTCTGGTATCCATATACCAACGTTGTTTTTGCCGTGCTTCCACTTGCGCGGTGCGACGGTTAGGACACGGATCGTATGTCCTGCCAGTTGAAAGCTTTTGGGTATGCCATCGTTACGCATGGGGGGAGTGTAGCAGATGGAGAAAACTACTTCAGATACTTTACAGCCTTATATAACAAATCCGTATCGTCTCGAAAATGTCCTAGCCCCACGTTGCATGGCGAACACAAAAGCCCTCGCACTTCGCCAGTTTTATGGCAGTGATCTATAGCAAGTCGTTTGCCGTCAGGTTTTGTGCCACAGATTGCGCATCCCCCGCCCTGTTCTGCCAGCATAGATTCGTACTGGGTAACGGTCAGCCCGTACTTTTTGCATGTAGTTTTCTGAGCGTTAAGTTTACTGGTAGTCGATGTACAGTCCTTACAGTATGACGAATAGCGGATGTTGTTTGCTTTGGTTTTACTTCGTACATGGAACTCGGTCATCGGCAGCACCATGCTGCACCGCGAGCACTTACGCTCCCCGGTATTTAAGTAAAGATTTGCCCATCGTAACCCGAGTGTTTCATCCCGAAGCCGCACTCCATACTGCCCTTCGGGCGGCCACTCACCGGTAACAAGCGCCCAGACTAGGCGGCGAGCAGAATACCGTTGTCCTCCGACCTCTACGCAAGCGTAGCCATTCCCTTTGGCCGTAAGTGCTACCGGTTTCCAATGGGGTGCTCGGAGGATTTCCCCTGTCTCGGGGTTGTACCGCAAGGCCGTTCTTAACTGTTCGATTGTGAGTTTCATAACTACCCCTAAGTTGAAGGTGGAATATTTATAACATGGGGGGAGTTGATTTTGCAAGCCTTTGTTATGGGAGCTTTACTACATATGGGGGGGCGTCGGCTTTCGCAATCCATGTAGGGGGGGTCACCCGCACGCGCGCACGCGCACACGTCGCGCATCATGCGCCCGCATACACGCGCTTCATCACTCCGCCCCGCCGACACCGGCAAACTTGACACCGGCGTACAGTCGTGGTCTACTGGAATCGTCGTCGGGCAACCGGCGACACCGGAGCCCCAGCGGTTCTGGGGTTGTTTAACAAGTAGAGGTAACAATGGACAAAATGTCCAAGGGCGCGCAGCCCGCTCTCGAAAAGAGAGCAATAGCGCCGGTGACCATCACCGTAAAACTGGTGGCTAACAAAATCAATGAGAACGGATCCTTCTGCGGGTTCCAGAAAATTGAAGTTGTTAGTGGACCGAAGGGAACTAGTTCCCGCCAGCCGGACATGCGCCGGATGGACATGGTCCAGTTCTACATTGACCCCAATGTGGAAGGCGCGGGTAAGGATTTGAAGTTCCAGACCGTTGGAACTTCGGAACCGAAGACCAAGCTCTGGACTTGATGTAACGGGAAGGGCGGCCAAGGATGGCCGCCCGACCCACCAGCGGGAGATAACTATGCATCCGTTCGAAGTCCGCGATCTGTTGAAGCACATAGGGTTCTGGTACACGTACTGGTTAGTAAGCCAGAGACATACCCGATCTGAAACCCTCTGGCTCATCTGGGTTGCGTGGAATGTGAAGGAGTAACTTTGGCCCCAGGTGTAACAGCCTGGGGTCTTTTTGTTTGCGCGTTTTGCGCAGGTTCTTAGAATCTTCCCATACGTCGGGGGCTTATAGCACGCCATTTGGCGTAAAGTGGGGGGACTTGACACGATCTAGATAATCTATGCCTAACTTTACGCAGTTTTGCACTATCTAGATCGCTATGTTTACATGTAAAGTTAATGTAAGTGCTTGATTTTCCAGGGGATACCAAGGGAGGCAGAAGTAAGTACGATATAAATAATCTAAATAATCTACATTTTTTTATATAATGTCTTACTACATTTTTGAGGGCTGTATATAAATACAGTAAAGTACTGCTCCCCACATTTTAGTAAGCGATTACATCCAAAAACGTAGATTATTTAGATCGTTGCTCGTAACTTGTTGATTTACTTAATGTTTTTACGATCTAAACCACGATCTATCCCCTATAACTTTACTAGATTGCCGGGCCTTGTTATAGATCATAGTGTCTCCACTTCCCCCCTTAATCCCCCCTCCTCCGCGAACTTGACACGGCGGGCCGGTTGTGCCAGACTGGTCGCCGGTCGGGGAGTCCCCCTGACTGTTAACTTAATATAAACTATACAGGAGGTCTATCATGGCTGCTGATCGTAAATTTGAAAAAGTCCCAACTCGTGCCGTAAAACCTGTTCGCTTTACAATTACCGTAGAAGCGAATGCCGTTAACCAAAACGGCACTTTCAGTAAGTTTACTATACTGAAAGTTCAAGGCCCCAACAGTACGTGTAAGGTTAACACCATGCCTAACGGTAGTTTGTGGCTCAAGACTGCTATTTTTGAGAACATAACTGTTATTGCCGAAGGTGAACAACATTCTACTAAAGATTCTGCTTTCAAACTCTGGTCCTAACCTCTACCGTCCTAGGCATGACGTTAAACTGCCTAACTTTACAATCATCACGGAGTACATGAAGTGAGTACATTACAAACCAAACTTGGCTCTGACCCTACATTCCCTTGGGTTCCTTGGTTAAGGCAAGACGTTGAGGGCAATTGGCGTTGCTCTTTAACTAGGGAGGATTTGGACATCCTTTGGCGTCAAGACAACATGTGCGCGATGGTGTCAGACGCTATTGACTATTACATTATGAGGGACAAAATGTGAAGTGGACTATTCGTAAAGTTAACAATCGTTATGTTGTCAAGTTTCATGGAGAATCGCCCATGGAGTTCCTTACCCGAAATGGTGCAATGGCTTACATCAACGACCGTGTTCTTACGGCTTTAGGAGTTTGATATGACATTACATATCGAAGTTACAGATACCTTTGGCGGTGAAGCCAACTACTGTTGGGTGAAACGAGGTACTACCAAGGCTATTTCACGTAGAGGGATTATCGACGCTGTTAAACGTCTGGCAGGATGGACAGGCTGGTGCCGTGTCAAAGTAGTTACTAATACTGGTGACTTCATGGAGATTCGACCAGTAGATACCAGCGGTATATGTCAAGTTGCTTTCGTTCATACGGAGGATTGAAGTATGGCTATGAAGTGTAGACCCTGTTTACGCAGGGGTATTGTCACGGAACTGCTTGCAGCATGGCAGCAATCAGGGCGCTTTGAGTGTGAAAACTGTGCCGAGACTGTAGCCCGCAAACACAAGTGGACTGTCGTCTCGCTGCACAAGCAGGGCTATTCAGCCTTCAGCCGTGAGGCTGCTAGGGATGTTGTGAAGCAACTGAATCCTAAACGGGGGGGTTTATGAACTGCAGCAACTGCAAGCATTGGGGGAGATGGACGTACAACCCAGACCTAGGCACTTGTCGCAAGGTTGTCAGGTTTTGGGAAACATACGAGTGGCTTGGGGAGGGTGACGGTGAAGTGTTGGACAAGGAACGGGTTAACAGCAAGTTCTTTGTGCAAGACGGCGAGGACTGGTCAGCCGCTTTGTTTACCCGCCCTGACTTTGGGTGTACCGAGCATGAGCCTGCTGTCGCAGACTTGGAGGTAACGCCATGAAATGGAATCACAGAATTGTTCGCTTTAAGGACGATGACGTTGAAGGGGGTTATCGCTACGAGTTTGCTGAAGTCTTTTACAAAGAGGACGGTAGCCTCCTAGGTTATGCAGACCCGTTTTTGTGGAGCGAAGACCTTGAGGGTATGCAGGAGTTGGCCGAGCGATTACTTAAGGCAACGACGCAGCCTGTGTTGTATGAGAGCGAGTTCCATGAAAATCATAACGCCTGAAGAACTGAAAGCAGCATTTTGGAGTGTCTCCCGCCGTGTGGTGATCCATGGTGGTTTGGTTGCCGTTG